CCACCAGCGGAGCTATTTGCTTTAATTGACTTACTACGAAGGTCGGGGGTTCCATTATTCCCATCACACAGAACATACCCAGACGGAATATTAGACGTATCGCCAGTCCAAATAAGTATTTCCCGGGTAAGATTTCCCTGTGACTCGAACGGTTTAACTGTCATGTCTTCATAATAAACGCAACTTCCTCATACGGCGGCCGATTATCAATAGACGACCCACCACCAGTATAATCTATACTTGCTCCGTGGCTGTGATTAGACTGCGTGCTTGTCCCAACACTCCTACCAGAACCAGTAATCTCGTATGTGTCACCAGTATCACCATCACTATCTCGGCCGATGCTGTGACTGTGAGACCCATTATTACCAGTACTCCCAGAGTGGTCGTGGCTCGGCATCTGTGACTCACTCAACGAAAACGAATTCTGGCCAACTGTCGACCCCGGAGTACTACTCGCGCCCGAAATACCGAATGGGAACTGGTCAAGGAAATTCGGCGTTCCATTATTCCCATCACACAGAACCCAGCCGGCGGGAATATTACTAAGCGCGCCGCCCCAGAGGGCAATTGTGTTCGGCGCCGGGTCAGTACGACTACCAAACGGCTGAATCATTCTACCCGTGCAATAAATCCACCATACGCGGACACCGCGCTCCCATAGCCAGCATTGAAGTGGCCGTTATCAAGCGCGATGGCAATCGTTTGGTGGCCGCCAGTACTATTACTATACGTCCAGCCAGCTGTTTCATCGTCGTAGACCGTACTACCATCGCCAGAGAGAATCGTCGACAGCGATGACGACCCATCCGTAATGATTAGGTCAACGCCCGACACACAGGCCGCTCCAAGGCCGTCCTTCATTAGCATCGCCTGCGTAATGTGGAGCGTCTGGCCGTCGTCGACACCGAACGTACCGATTGGAACAAGCGAATTCTTGTCGACGGTGCCGCCTTCCTGTTTGTCATGCCATTCTTTCGACAAGGAAGCGCCCTCGACATGCACCGAACCAGTAGAATCAACTAACTCGTTCGAATTCATGTCGATGTCGCCCGTCAACGTATCGCCATCGGCCTTCATGAACCGATGCCAGACACCCGCGCCAGAATCATAGAAGAATATCTCTTCTTCTGTTGTGACAACACCATCCGTCCGGTACGAGATGTGGCCGACTTCCGGCGAACTCGGGTGGCTGGTCCCAGTATCGCTCTCCAGCCGGTCGTTCGTAAGCGCAATCAGGTGGTCGAGGTCGGTGATTATATTGCTGTTGACGAAGTTGTCCCATGCGTCAACCGGCTGCTCGCCTTCTACGTAACTATAGTTCGTGGGGTATTCTTGGCCAGTGCTTCCCCATGTTTTGAGGTTCGTCGTGTAGTTAGCCATTTACGTAATCACCCCAGCATACGTGCCGCCATTATTCTTTGGGTCGCCATTCGTGTCAAGACCATCGTAGCCTTTGCTACTATCATGTAAGTCATTATCGTAGTCTGTTGGTGTGATATACGTAAATGTACCAATCGATGTCGCCTCAATCCGGTAGCCCGCTGGAATAAGGTCTTCGAGATTATTCACGAGGTCTGTCTGACTGATATTACTATCAGTTAGCGCCTCAGACGGAACACCAATCTGCGCAGTCCCGTTCTCGCCCCCAGCGGGTTCCGAGAAGTCGATTGCTGTCGTTGGAATATCGAGAATAATACTTACTGCATCAAGCAAGCCACCGATTGTTGCCTTGCTTGCAGCGACAGCAAATCCAGCAATCAAGCGCGCCCGATAGGACTCATAGCCCTCGTTTGCGCGCGGCGGCCGCTCAATTAGCTTCCCGAGTTCATACAGCCGGTCAATCAGAATCTCCTCGGTAGTTCGGACAGTCCCGGACCCAGTGATGTTTGCGTTCCCACTAATTGATGCCGCAACAAGTGTCCCATCAACAGTGAGCGTTCCGTTGACGGTTACGGTGCCGTATTCTTCATAGTTCCCAGCACGAATCGTATAGGTCTCGCCAGCAGGAACGACGAGGTCCGTGGCGGCCTTCCCGACAACCCCGATAGCAGTATCAATATCATTAATATCAAGGTCGTTGCCGGATAGCTCGCGGCCGACCGCCTTAAGGAATCGATAATTATCCGACGAATCACTACTCGGATAATACGGCGGCAGTCCACCAATAAGCTCATGGGTTACATCATGCATCGTTCGACGTCACCCCAATCTCGGTATCCGGCGACCCAATTGACGCCATTTCAGTATTACTAATCGACAAACTACTCGTCCCCGTGGGGTCGCTCGACGTTCCGACTTCAAGCGTTGTTACGTCATAGACCCCCGCAACATCCATGACTGCCCCAAGGATTTTATTATAGATTACGTCGTCGCCAACACCAAGCTCGCCACTCACAGCATCCCCTGAAAGAAGAACGCCGCCGACATACTGCACGATATTATCCTTAACTTGGTCGTCGCCACCATACTCGGCAGTCTTGTCAAGCGTCACATCGACGTAGATAGTAACCTCTGTCGCCGTACTGAACGTAATATCCTTCGTTTGTTCATTCGACAATTCAACGGTTCGCGTGACTGCTGTACCAGCGTAGCCGCCGACGCTCGTGTCGCCAACGGCCTTCGTGTCAACGATTGTCTCCGCGACTTCATCATACGTGTCGCTGTCTGCATCAACAACGACTTCGAAGCTGTGTCCGGGCCGACCATCGCCATCTGTACTGTTCGTATCGTTATCGATTACGGAGACAGTACGTGTGCCGGGCAGCCCCCAGATTCGATTAATGAGCGCGGGGAGTGTGGCGCGGAGGCCTTCTGCGAGTTCCGACTTTGCGCGCTCCCGATAGTCGTCGTCCTCCTCGCGGTCACGGCCACCCGTCCCCGGAATAATATTCGTCACCTCGTCAACACCACTCACAGACGAACTCATAATATCAACGTACCCAGTACTGACGTTCGTCTCACTCCCCGTCGTCGTTGCAGTTGCATCAACAGCAACCCGGGACGTCGTGGCGTTATCGAAGTACTTACTGGCGTTTGCATCATAGCTCTGGAAGCCGAACCCACCACTCTCGAACGTCGGCTCCGTCTCACTGAAGTCCGCGCTCGCCAGCTCGCTCCCGGCGGCGTCGAAGACCGTGATAGTGAATTCGCCATCGGGCTTCCAATCCACCCGGAGATGCAGGAACTCGCCCGCCGGCAGCCCCTGACTCACCGACCCAATCGTCGACGTCGACCCGCCTTCCCGCACGTCAAGCCGAATATTGCCGCCAGCCTCATCAAGAACCGCACTATAATAATTATCCGTATCCGACGCCCCAAACAGGAACCCCGCCTCGGTTCCCGCTGGAAGATTAACACGACAATGCAGCCGCGACCCATACGCCGCCGTCGGCCCCGTATCAATAACCGTGCCCGTAGACGCCGACAACTCTAACGCATACGACCCCTCGTAGACCGTCGACGACTGCACCGACGCAATCCCAGTATCACCAGTATAATTCGAGAGCGAATTATCCTCGAAATCATCAAACAGCTCCAATGATGTCGCAGAGTCTGTCTCGAAGACAACTGTTGCAGCACTATCCGTCTGCGCGCCCGTCCCCTGCGGAATACTATAGTCCCGCGACACAGGCGTATCATGCTGGAACTGCAGCCGCGTCGACGCACCACGGGCCTCCTTCCGGCGGACACCGATTAGTTGGGCGAGCAAGTCGAGCGCCTGCCCTTCCGCGTAATCAATCTGCGCTGAATCAAGGACTTCCGCAAGGTCGTCCTGCTGGCCGGCAAAATATTCAGCCGCTGGCCGATAGAACGACCGGAGCGCAAGTGCTTCCTCGGCAGAGAATTCTTTCCCGAACGCCTCCTCGGCGTTCAGCATCATCTCGTCAAGTATTTCTTCGGTAGACTGCGGGTTCGGCCTGCCGTTCTCAACAAACGTCATGCGTCAACCTCGAACGAGAACGAATCACTTGTATCATACACGACCTCAACAGTAAGCTTTCCAGACTCAGTATCAGCGAACGATGCTGAATAGGAGACAATCCGGTCAAGCATATCCATGTCGGCCGCGATTTCCTGCAAGTACGACTGGACAAGCTCACTTACGTGATTTGGGTCTGCATCACGAACACCAATCGCTTGCGTCACGCGGTCAGTCACCAGCAACCGCACCCGCTGCTCGAAGGCCTCGCGGCCAGACACCGTCCCAATATCGCCGCGACTATTAATGCCAACCTCGAAATTCTCATCGAGGCGAATATCCTTTACGGTTTCAAGACTCATTCCATTTCACCTTGTGTAATTTCTCCATTCACAACCGTTGTCGTTTCCTTCGTATTACCATCTGCATCTGTGTACTCGAAGACTGCGTCCTCAGTCAAGAGGGATTTTGCGGCCGACTCACTCCCGATATGAATATTCCCGCTTGCGTTAATTGTCATATCGTAGTTGCCGGCGTTCTCTGTGATGCGGATTTCCGTGCCCGAATCAAGCCGCATCACAAAATCACCCTGCGTGAGACCACTCGGCATCAAATTATCCGGCGTATTCACGGGCGAATGAGCAACATGGCCCTTATCACCGAACTCACTCACCTCAACAACATCCCCAACACTCGGAACCACCCACATCCCCGGCATCAACGTCCGAAACGTAATTTCCTCGTACTCCCGCGTCGGCGATATATTCACGTCAACCAACACGTCACCAATATCATCATCAATCTGGACGCGCGTCACAGACCCAATATCACTCATAACATTATCCCCGGTTGTAGTCCTCTGCATCCTTAAAGTCTCGTGACTCGCGGAACGCACCCAGTGTCTCATACTCTTTATCTTTTGTCGCATCATAAATGACCGACGACGACAAAAGCATATCAGGATTCGGCACACGAGATACTTCTACATCAATCTTCCACCCAACACGCGGCCCCGTCGTATGCTTTACTCCCATAATCATGAATGTACCAGTAATAACGTCCTTCTCACACGTCTTACTTATCGATTTGTCGAAGAAAATATAGTCTCCGACGTCCATCGTTCGAAGACCGTCAATGTCCTTAGATGCAAGCCCATTTATTTCAACAGACCCAGACGATTGCTGCATAAGGAACTCATGGAGCTTCCTCATAGCAACCCGCTCCATTTCATCAAGCGACGAGAACGACCGCTCAATCCGCGGCATCGCAAGACCGCCATCAATCTCTGGCGCCGTCGCCTCAGCAATAGCCTTCGTCGACGAAAGGTCAACGCCCGGGTAATTGCGCCGATTAACAATATCTGTCAGTGGGGCATCAATCTGGACAGCATTAATAGACTTCGCGGCCGTCGTTACAGAATACCGCGATAGCGCAAGATTATTCTCGGCGGCTTGCGATGCGTGCAACCGAGAACGTGTCCCAAACGGACCAATCTGGAGAATGCCATCATTGTCAACCCACCAATTCAGACCAAACTCTGGCATTACTTTTTTACTGAGCGCTTCCAGAATTGTCTCACCATTGAAATCAAACGAGTACAGGCCGGCCTTGTCTGCCCAGCCAAAGTGTCCAAGAATGCCTTCAGCGAGCCGGCCGGGGGTTGCAGCAAGGTCGCTCTGTGCTTCTATAATTTCGCCAATTGGGCCACCGAAGTCAATTGACTCAGATAGCAGAAGTGGTCCTTCTCGCTTGCGGGCGTCTTCCTTGTTAATAAAGTTATAGCCTTGAATGATGCCTTCTGGGTCGTGGCGCTGCGACAACAGATACGAAACAATTTTCTCCGCACTTACGTCCTTAAACGACTTCTCAACCGTGGACTGCGTAAGAACCTTCCGTGGGTCCTGTAAGTCAATAATTGCTTTTGTCTCTTCTCGTGTTGTTCGGTCGAACTCGACGGCGTCTGTACCAATGAGTGCCATTCGCCGCATTGGTTCGCCGCGGAGCTTGAGGAACGCGAGCGCGGAGTCGTGGGCGTACTGGGCGACGAGTTCTCCGGCGGCTTCCGTGGTGACAAGTTCGGCGCGCGAATACTTCCGGCGTTGATTCCGCACGTCAGCCTCAAGCACACGCACTTCCGTGTCATTATTCGGAAGCACAATACTGAACGCCGAAAGCGGATTCTCACACGACATTAGAGACCATCACCAAGGGTTACGTCTTCCTCGCGGGGGTCATTAATGATGCCGTTCCCACTACTACCATCATTATAGCCAGCGCCAGTCGAGACAACATCAAGCGTGTACTCGTAGTAGTACTGGCCGGTTGTTGGGTCCCAGCCAGTCGGCCCCTCGTATTCGCCCTCCTTCACGCGGACCTTCCCTGACCACGCCGGAGCAGTCATATCAAGCACGTCGTCTGATTCAAGAACATTCTGCAACGAATTCTTTTCAAGGCCAACGAGCGTACCAGTGATGTGAATCTCGTAGTTCTTTGCACCATTATCACTGATGTCTTCGCCTTTACAGAAGTTCTGCGTGCGGTTCAGATTCCGTTGCTTTCGTGGGCGAACGCGCTCCGGGGAATGCCGTGGAATGAATGCCGCCGGGCCAGTAATGGCGAACGGAACCGTACTTTGTTTCCGTGCTGCTTCATCGTCGTCTTCACCAATCCTATCTGGTGCAAGCCTCATTGTGACATATCCTCGGTTGCTGTAATCTCGCGACCCGCCGACTTGCGGGTTTGCGTGTCAATCAGTCGCTCGTACTCGCTCCGGCCAACGTCGCCCTCGATGTTAATGTAGGTGCCGCCGCCGCTCTGGCCGCCAACACCGCCGCCAGTGGGTCGACGACGGCCGCCACCGCTCTGGCCGACAAGCTCATTAATGGCGAGGCCGCCACCAAGCAAGAGAAGGCCACCACTAAGAATGCCGGCAACGGCTGCGAGCGCGCCATACATCTCCCACGTTGCTGCGATAGCCGCGTACACCCATGGGA